CTTGCCCAAATATATGCCGTAGGATTTGATGAGGGAAGAAATGATAAAGCCTTTGAACTAAACCGACATTCCTGTAAAGCCATAGGACAATATCGTTTAGATGGTTCACTTGTAAGCCCTTTTAAAAGTTTACGTGAAGCCTGTAGAAAAACTGGATTTAGTAAAAGTGGAATACTATATTCTATGCGATATGGAATTCCTACAAGACAACGCTGGGTTTGGAAATATCTACCTATTGTAATAGAAAAGGACTCCACCGAACAGAAAGATATGGTGGAGTCCTAAACCCCAAAAACCAAACACCATGAAAAAACCTATTTCTTTAAAAACGTTATGCTCTGTGTTTTAGGTACTCCGCATTTGCTGGAAATATCCTGTACATATTTCCATTTTCCAGTACGGATAAACCAGATATGAGTTGCTGTCTTATAGAAAACCTGACTGATCTCATTATCGTTTTTGAGATTTGTTCTTTTGACTATTAAACTGTCACCCCTTAATTTAGCATTATAAGCGATTTTAAGACACCCTGACGAATCCCTGATAGTCCACTCACTTTTACCTGTGATATAAGTAGGAACAGGCACTTTAACCGTATCGTGGATAGAGATTTCAATAGTGACTATCTTCTCTATCTGCTTCGGCTTTACTTTGAGTGCTTTTGCCAGGCTATCCCGTTCTCTTTTTATCTGTCCTATTACCTCGTTTTTAGCCAGGACAAGAGTGGTCTGAGTAACATTATCATCAAGTACCTGATTCATGTTTTCAGCCATCCTTGCGATCTTCTCGTTCTGTCGCTTGATTCTCTTTGCCTGGATGTCAACAGTAACAAAAGCACCAATGATAGTGATAACAGCTATCCCTATCAGAATCCACTTAACTTTCTTTATCATACGGTATGGTCTGTAATAAACTTTGAGATGAATTTAAGTGCAATGCCACCAAAGACAACCCACTGCTTGCCCGGAAATTCCGGACAGACTTCAGCGATCATAGCGATAAGTAGTAATACATCCGCTACATATTTCACCCACAATGGAGTAGGCTTATGATAGTTTAGCGGACTGATGTTGAAATTTGAATTTAAGATTTGCATAGCTTTACATTTTAGATTTATACTTCAAAATAATTAAATGTTTCCCCTGGATTTGGGATAATCTCAAAATGATTAGCATCCCAAAAAGATAAGTTATCATCTACATCATTATCCTTATCCCAATCAATACCACAACGAATCCTGCATAATACGTTGATTGTAATTGTCCCCAATCAATATGACTTACTTCATAGGGAGCAGAATCAACTGCATTAGCTGGTTTAGTATTATGTACGGTAGGATAATCCACCTTTGATTTATTTTCTAATAAATACTGATGTTGCTTTTCCTTTGTTCTATAAGTATCAACAATAGTATTATCATAGAATTTTACCACCCAGTTAAACAGAACAATAAGATCTGGATGAGCCTGGGCAAGTTTATCCTTTGATATTTGACTGTAACTTGGCATAACTTATTAGCTTAAAATTATTCCAAACAATAAAGATAATGCACCCAATCCTATGATAGTAACTACTGCAGTACCCCAGTGCCAATAAAATCTGGCTTCATTAGACCACACAATGCCTTTTTGATTGAGCCATTGTTTTACCTCTTCTTTTTTAGAGGCATCAATTAAAAATAATTGCCTTTTCATAATTCTAAAGTATTAAGTGATTATTTCAACTAAATCCAAATCTAATGTTCTATTTCTTGGATTTCTACTTCCTCTATTTATTACAAAAGGAGTAGAAAAACCTAACCATTCTAAATCTATAATTATTCCATTACGATCCGCTAACTCAAACCATAATTGAGTAATCAAACCTCCAGTAGTCCAATCAGTTCCTCCTGAATTAACAGTAGTCATATCAAGTAATAAAGTATGAAAAAATCCATCCGTATTTAAATCAAATTGTTTACAATAACTGGTACTCCTACCATGTCCAGCATTCTTCCAATATATTTGACAACCTCCTGTAGCACTTTCCATTGATACTACTCTATATCTTATGCTAAGAACTCTATTTTTAACAGGATCAATAGTAAGTATATCTCCTGTTCTTATATGAGAATCTTCACCAGTTGCTGTATATCTCATATAGGATTGAAATGCAGCAAAAGTACATAAAGAAGTTGTCCATAATGTAGCTGATTTTATATTAAGGACATTATCATCTACATTTAAATCATCATAATAACAACCAAGTCTATTAAAAGGGCGGACCAATTTTGTTCCATTTACAAAACCAAGCCATGCTAAAGTAATGGCAGTATTATTTGCTAAAGATACAATTGAAACATAAAGTCCTGTAATTGTATGAGTAATCCAATCATTACCTCCATGACTAAGAGCACTCATATCAAGTAGTAATATATGCCATTCATTATCACCAATAAAAGTAAAATGTTTAGCATAATTAGCATCAAATCCATGACCACCATCAATTGAATAAAGCATTGTGGCTTCTTCAGGACTATAATTTCTTTCTACTTTATACCTAATAGACATCATATAATGAGTTGCCCCAATAATATAAGGGGAAAGAGGATAAATATTCCAATATAAATCTGCTCCAGTTGAAGACCATCTTCTATATGGACCAACGAAACTAAAAACACCAGAACCAGCATTCCAACCAGCACCTCTTATATCAACCGCCTCATCATCTAAATCCTCATACATTTCTTGAATGGGCATCTGTATTAATTGTTTTGGTCGAGAATATTGTTTGGCTATTTCATCCCCTATTATTTCAAGTAAAGGTTTATTTTCTCCACCAGGACTCCTTGTATTCCATTTGGTTGTGTTAGTTAATAACCATCCTGTATACATTGATATATTATGACTATAATCATCACAATACACAGTTGCTGTTCCAGTTGATCCTGAAAGAACAATATGATCTACTCTTGCCACAGCACCTTCTCCTACCTCAGTAATTACAGGAGTTCCCGTTATTCCAGAAGGAGTTAATGTCACTTCAAACCCTCCTGCCCCTACCACTCCTGTAATTATTAAAGTATCTCCACCTCTTGTCAATACTCTTGGAGAGTAATCTGCACCATGTACTGATATAAAATTATCAATAGTATCTTCCATACTAGAACCATAATATACCATTATTTCTGAATCTACCCCAACATCAATCGTACAACTACCTGAACCTCCAGTAAGTGGAATTTCCCATACTTGGGCAACTCCTGCACTATTTGCTACCACCGTACTTTCTGTTCCATCTAAAGTACCTGTGAGATTTGTAATTGCTGCTGGATTGGTAAAATTTACTCCTGGTACTGATGCAGTAAATATAAGAGTCCCTCCAGAACAAGTAAGAATTATATTTGGTAAAAAAGTAGAGGCTTCTGCAATTACAAAATTAGATGCAGTTAATATTAATGAACTTTGATACCCATAAAAAGCCAAAGAACCTTTAAATTGTTCAACTATATTATTAAGATTAACATCAGCATCATGTACAGGAGAAGAAGTATTTGGAATATCCCCAAGAATGTAATCATAATCAACCACCTTACCCCTCACATTATTTTGTTTTATATAGGTATGCTGTACAATAGTTTCAATATCATCTTTAGATATAGAAGTATAGTATTTATGTCTTAATCCAATTGTAAATTCTTCACCATCCCATCTGGCCGTAATTCTATGCTTTAACTTTCTTTTAACTCTTTTATATAAAGTTTTATAAGAAGAAGTATAAAATTTAATATCCTTATAACAATTCCAAACAGGTGGATAATTTTGTGAGTTAAGATATACCTTTATATCTCCATTACCAGGTAATCCATAAAATTCTCTTTTAAAATGAACCCAACCATCCCCAAATTGAGGTGGTACAGCAGAAGATCCAAGAATACCAATCAAATATTCAGGTGTTAATGTCCATTCTGCCAAAGTATCACTTCCTGCCTTTCTACGCAACCAGTATGATCCCTGTGTTACTGAAACAAGCATGTAGTAAGCAGCCTTATTTGATGAACTATCATTATACCAATTATAATCAATTTCAAAAATAAATTTATCAGAACCATTTACTACTGAAAAACCTCCAAATAATTGTTCAAAAGTAACAGTGGCACCACCACCTCCTCCATCCCATTGTAAAGCACATCCATTTTGTTCTGATGCTAAAAACGAACTAAGAGTTCGTACAATACAATTAGCACCAGTGGTCCATTCTTTAAATGTACTAAGAACATCATCATATTGATCAGCCTTTAACTCCCAATTATTTATCCAACTTTCTTTATTTCCATAATCTTGATTAATATTTACCTTATTAACAGGATTTTGCATCATTTTTCCTCCACCAGGAACTTGTCTAAGCAAAGATGGATTGGATGATCTTTGAATAAACAAAGCAGGATAGAAACTGACAGCAGTACTTTCCCCACCAGAAGAAGTGGAAGGAGTAAAATATCTTCCATATATTATATTTTGAACTAAATCAACAGGACGAATAAAATGTATAATACCTTCCCATTGAATTACCCAAGCATTATATTTAGAAGCAATATGTATAAGAACTTCTTCACAAGTCATATCATTAAAAACATCATTATCTATCCTTAACTGATCCATAGGGGAATCCTGCACTGCTGAATTCATATTAATTTCATAGATATTGATAAATTCTTTATATTCATAGTATCCTATCTTAGCAAGAATATTTAATACAATTTCATTTTCCTGCATTCTATTATCATAATAAGAACCTGAATCTTCAAGTATATCTTCTATTGTATCATAATAAGGAATATCTTTTAGTAAGATTAAACCGTCAATACAAACCACATTTAAATCATAAGGGGGTACATCATAGGCTTCTTGATATTGAGTAGGATCAACATAACCAACAAAACAAGGAATAGTGGTAGACACTTCTTCATCAAATACCTTCACCAAACAATTCATAGGTTCTGATGAATATAAATCCTTACCAAGGACAAAATTAAAATCAGTTATCTTTATAGTGATAGTAGCATCAGAAGCTCTTATAGAACCAAATACATCATCAGACTCATTAAGATACCCAAATTCAATAGAATCTCTTCCCCCCTGATAAGTGGTTACTGAACCACTATACGCATCAAAATAAAACTTTGCTCTAAACTTCTTTCCGTAGAAATCAGCTAATCCAGTTTCATATTTTTGTACCCATGCCATAGTCTTATATTATTAATTAGCTATACCAGTCCTTCTTAATATAATTGCTAGTTCTCTTCCTGAGACTTTTACCGTACCATATATTTCAATAGCACTTGGTTGATTTAAGTCTGGAAGTTTTCCTGGAGGAATTACCATTTCTTTTGAAGATAACATAGCAGGATATGTATCATTTGGATATCCTGGAGGAACTACTCCACCTCGTTTTAATCCAACGGCTCCAATTGCGGCCGCGGATGCTGCTCCAGCTGTCATCGCTGAAACGGCTGCAGTTATACTTCCAGCGATTGCAGCAATATTACCAGGATAAGGTACCCATGCGGCAGCCGCTGCTGCTTCAGCAATAGCTAATTGTCTTGCTGCATTAGTAGCCATTATAGTGACAGGCAATGCAGCAGCCATTGCTGTAGCCTTAGCTGCCTCTGCAACGGCTAAGGAAGTTGTTGTTGTCGTTAAAGCCGCTGAGGCTGGAAAAAGGGCTGACATTATCTTTTTAGCCACAGCCTCAGCAAGTATAGATTGGAAAGCTCTTAATACAGTACCCGCCCACGCTTTAATATATTCTCCAAAATCTTCAAACCCTTCTTTCCCTATCATAAATAAATTAGTTAGGGATTCTGTCATTGTTGATAAAACAACTTGCTGATTTTTTAAATGTTGAACAGACAAAGCTAAATTTTTAAATTCTTCAGTAGAACCCTGACTTTGCTCTGACATACGCTTCAATTTACTTGTCATCTGATCAATCGTATTAGCCAGTAAATTCATTTTATCATCATAATGTCCTGTGGCTTTCGCCATATCCCTGAAATAAGTGCTTTCCCTTAACTCTTCTAAAGCAATAACAGCCTCTCTATATTTTTTAATAGCTTCTACAGTTACTAACCATTCTTTTGTACCTTGTTGATTTGCATTTGCTAAAGATCTTAATTTACGTTCTTGTCCCTGTAATAACTCATTGGTAATTTCTATCTGAACACCAAGTCCTCCAAACGCCTCAGATTGTAATTTTAAAAACTCAATATTTTTTTGCATTGTTTGATCCGCAACTGCATCTTTATATTGGTTTACAAGTCTAACCAACTCCTTCATTCCAGAAAGAAAATCTGTAGGAAGTACACCACTTAATGCATCCTTTGGAATACCTTTAAAAAATACTTCCGCATATTTATTAAGATCAGTTGTCTTAACATCCGCTGCACCTTTGGTAAAATCTTCTAACAGTTGTTGATAAGCATCTAATTTTGCAGAATTAACATCATAAGACTTACCAAGAGCCTTACTCATCATCTCAATATATTTGAGTTCCTCTCCAAATTTATTAGTTGCCTTTCCAGCGTCTGATGTTTTAAATGCTAATTCAGAAATCCATTTTGCAAGTTTTTGAGTTTCTACACTGGATATTCCTGTATATTTAATATATTCTTGAATATTAGCATTAAATAATTTTGCTTTTTCAGCACCATCATATCCTTCAATTCCTAATGCCTTATATGCTGCTTCAAGTGTTTCAATTTGTTTAATCTGCACCATTAATAAATTCCAAGTTGCTTTAGAATTAAAAACAGATTCTAATGGATTTGGAATGGCTTTATTTTGTAATGATTTATATAGATCACCATAGGCTTCACTACTCTGTGCTGTCAATTCTTTAAATTTGTCCATCTCAGTTTGAGCTGTTTTAATAGAATACGTATAATCTGTCTTAAAGAAAGTGCTTACATCTAAAGTTCTTTCTGCCCATCTACGTTCTTTTGCTGTTTGACTTATACCCGCAGAGGTTTTCATTTCTGCCATTATCTTTGTAGCTTTTCTATAATCAGCTTCAGAGACACCTGCTTCTTGGTAAAGATATACTAATTTTTTATCGTAGTAATCTGTCATTTGACGGTACCAAGTATTCTGTGCTAAGAGTTGTTTTTGATCCATTGCTCCAAAATCAGCTTTGGATAGATCTGCAAGTTTCTTAACCTCACCATTTACACCAATTAATGTTTTTTCTAAAACACTATTTGCTTTAGCAGCATCTGCTGCTTTCTTTTGGTAATTACTAAGCCAAGGAACAACCACACCCAATACAGTGGCAACTCCTGCAAAAAGTCCAAGAAAGGGTAATAATGCTTTTCCCAAAGAATTAACAACTTTCATTATTGGACCTATCCACACAGGCATACTCTTAAATAAAGTACCTGTTCCTAACATCGCCGCTCTTAAAAACATAAAACCAGCAGCCAATTTATTTACGAAACCAAGTAAAGCACTTAATCCCATACCAAAGACACTTAATATCAAAGCACCTGGTCCAAGTAATACTAAAAATCCTGAAATAGCAAGAATTGTTTTTTGTGTTTCTTTACTTAGGCTAGAAAACCAATTCACTAAATCAGTTAATGCCTTTACTAAATTTTGAAGAAATGGAACGAGAGCATCCTTAATAATAGCACCTAATTTAATTAGATCCTCTTTTAATTCAGCATTCATTCTTTTCATTTTATTTTGTACCGTATTATATACGGCCTGATAAGCCTTTGCCATATCTCCCGCAGATTCAGCGGTAGCTTTCATTACTCCTTGATTATATTCAAACGCCTTTCCAGTCAACATTAATTCGAATAACATTGCTCGAATATTTGGAATAACAAGTCCCATCATATCCTCACCATACATATTTGTTAATTCCCTTATCTTCATCAATCCCTTCATTAAACCACCAGGTCCAGCTATTATGGTTCTTAATTCAGCAGTAGATGTCCCCATACTGTTTAAAGCATCCTCACTTTGTTTGGCAGGTTTAATTAATTTCATAAACATATTCCTTAAATATGTGGCAGCATTAGCAGCACTTGCTCCTTGAAGAGTCATTGCTGCTACAGAACCTGCCACTTGATCAAACGATACACCTAATTGTGCAGCAAAGGGAATTACGGTTCCTAACACTTTTGCATACTGAGTAGCCTCTCCCTTTCCTTCTCGAACGGCTGCTGTCAAAATATCCAATGTTCTTGCTGCAGTAATATTTGCTTGCCCGTAAGCATTCATTACGGAAGTAACTAAATCCGCAACATCCTTTACTTCACCTAAACCAGCGGCTGACGCCTTAGCAGACTCCTCTACTATATATAATGCCTCTGCAGTTTTAAAACCTGAAGACGTCACATAATAAAGGGCATCTGCTAAGGCTATTGGGGACGCCCCTACTTCCTTACCCATTGCTAAAATAGACTTACTCCATTCTTCAACAGTATTTCGGGCAACACCAACCAACCCTACAATCTTCATCATACTGAATTCAAAATCAGAATAAGCCTGTACAGAAACTTTTCCAGCCATCAATAAAGGTGCTGTTAATATGGTAGTAGCCAACCAACCAAAACTTCTAAGGTGCATTGATACTCTTCTTATAGTATCCCCAAAAGTAGCAAAGTTACCAGCAGTTTTCTGAACAGTCTTTCCAACATTTGCAACAGGTGTAACAACGGCTTGTTGTGCTACTGCCATACCCTCCATCCTAGTTGATAAAGTTCCTAGAAGTGTATTAGTTTGCATCAAAGTAGCATTTAGTAAGTTTAAAGCCCTTATACTATTTTGTGAAAAATTTTGTACAACAGCTTGCGCCCGTATTACTTGACTGGTACCTACCGTTATTTCTGTGGCAAGTGATCCAAGATTAAATGCTGTCATTAGTTCTTTTTTTTAATTGGTTTAACTACCTATTCTAACATAGCCCTTGATATTTATTATGTCTAAGTTTTGGTGGTACATCATTTATTATTTGCTTCTTTTTAAATTGCTTATTATGCTCTTTTGCAAAATTTAAAGCAAAAGCCTTCATCTCTTCCATTGTTTGTTTTTTTACTACCATTGTTTTCCTTTCCATATCCCACTCTGGCATAAAGTCAATAGGCACCATTAATTTCGTTCCTTTTTTACCATGTACCTGAACTGTTAAATTAGTAACCAAAGAACTTAAAAAAGCCATTCTAAAATCATCCCTCCATGTACCTATTGGATCTATTTTATCGTAAGCCTCCCATTCTGCTAATTGATACGCTGTTAATTGATCCAACAGGTAATCTGGATGGATAATTCCTAATTCTCTGCAGAGTCTAAACTGGAATTGCCGGTCTCCCCGGCCCCGGAGTTTTTTATTATTGCCTCCTTATCTTTCTCAGTTATAGCATTTAATTTTTGGGCTTCATCAACAATCTTTTCTAAACGGGATGCCAACATATTTTTTGCGAGATCCATATAATCTTCTGGTGAAAAAAGTAATACACCTTTCTCATCACAGATTGTATTTACGGCTAACTTAGCACGAAAATTACCTAAAGATAAAACAAAATCAGTTTCTCCTTTTTCATTTTTTACCTCCTTACGAAGTGACTGTTCAAACAAATCTTTTTCAAATGCCATCATTGAACGAACATATACTCCTTCTCCGTTGTCAAGTTCAACAGGAACCACTTTAATAGCCTGTCTTGTTAATAATGCTTTTTTGTCTAATGTTTTCATGATTAGTAATTTTTAATTTATTAATAATAAAATAACCTTGATTAGGTTTAACCTTACGGCAGTCCCAGAGCGGCACTTGTGCCTGAATCTGTTTCAATTGGACCTGTAACCTGAATTGTAACATCAGCAGTAATCTTATCATCTGCGGTAATGTTAATTGGCAATTCAGTAACCAGACCGATAAACTCTAAAAGAGTTACTTCTGCATCTGGAAAGAGTATTCTGTAATTCTTAGCCACATTACTTTCAAAATCTGTTTTGAACAAATCATACGTTTGACGTGTGAAGTTCATTGAAAGTTGAACAGTACCAGGATTACGGAATCCAGAAATGAATTCACGATACCCTCCACTAGAACTCAAAGAAGTCACGTCAATTGTATCTCGTGACATACTTGGTCCAGAAATGGAGTTAATCTCAGCGATTGCTGCCCATGCGGAACCTGACCATCTTTGGAAGATTGTTCCTACACCGGCTACAGCATTACTTGGCATAATTTACCTCCTTTTTTATGCAACTCGACGTTGCAAGTTAAAATTAATAATAAAACGAACTCTTTCCTTATCATCCCAATCAAGCAGAGCGGGACCGCTAGAACAGGTAATAAGGCTATATAAAGTACCATTCACTATGGTTTGATGAAAACCATGTAGAACGTCCTTTATTTCTTCTATCTGATTCCACCCATCCTCCTGCTTCTTATTTCTTACACGAATTTGAACAGAAGGATATTCATATCCAACATCTGTTAATCCAATATATGGAGGATATCCTGTGGTATCAAATATTGTTACACAATTATCTGGTTTATCAGGTTCTTTACCTATAAACAAATTATTTGCATAATATAATCCTAAACCTGAGGATTCTCCATATGCTTCTAATATTTCCTTAATATCAACACTTGGTGCATTCATTGTAGTTTGGCATTACCTTTTATAATACTTAAAATTTTCCATGCATTTCTTTTTACCGCCGTCTCAAACCATTTGGCTCCTGACATAGGCCTTTTAAATTTAGCATATATATTCTCATGAACATACATTGCATAATTAGCCGTATAACCCATTATTATTTTTAATTCTAAATCGTTTTCTTTTACCATTCCTTGAGCCTGGTCTATCATTGCAAAATGTTCACGACTCATACGCCCACTATTTGAACCTTTAAAAGTAGTAGCTCCCCTTTCCCTTACTTCTCTTATTACTCCTCCTGCCCTCCTTTTTACTTGGAAAGCTCTTCCTTTCGTAGAAACAGTAAACCAACTTGCCCTCAAATTACCTGTATCAATTGGAGTTACCGGGGGTTGTGTTTCAGTTTCCCTTCTAATAAGTGCAGCAGATAATATTAAACCCTGTAATGTACCTCCTTTAATTTCTGCAAGTTTAATATTTAAATTTTCCATAACCTTTTCAAAACTTCCTATACCAGTCATAGGGTAAGCCTTATTATAAATCATTTGCCTGCCTTTCCAACCTGTATTTGTCTTAGCCATTTTAAAATCCTCCAAATGATAATGATGGTGTTAGATATGCTATTCTTAAATAAGCCAATGTAGAACCCAATGCAGGTATTTTTCTAAATCTTTTTATAAAAAAGGCCGCATCTACCTCCCTAGGATTCTCTTTCTGAGCATTAGTTAATTCATTTAATAAACCTAAATATAACATCCCTTCTTCATCAACATCTTGTGATAAATATACCACCGCTCGAGAATTCTCAGTTACACCTGTATTATCTAATGAAAGTTGCCTCATCTCTTCCCAACGACAAGATAATTCAATAGGATCATCCCAGGTAAATCCCCCCTGTCCATCATTAATTGGATTACCCCAGTAAACACATTTTTGCTTGTATTTACGATTCAACATTTGTTCTATACTACTCATCTTCATCAAAACTTTTAACAGCATACATACTTGCTCCTGCCTTACCTGCCTTTGACATCTTACCCGTAAGGTCTAAAGTAAGAACCATTTGTCCATAGGGAGTAGAACTTAATTTACCTCCCCACTTACCAGTATATTCTAACGAGGCATCACCAACCGTTTCCTTACTGGTAGATCTTACTAATGAAGATGCTACCATGTGAGCTGATAACCACTTCTCAATATTTAACAATAATGTATCTCCAAGAGTTGTATCACCATAAAATACCATATCAACAACAGCACTTGCTGCCTCTATCATAGATGTTACAACATCTTCATCAATATCAGGAGCATCCATTATTGCTAATACATCTTCTGCATTTGTTCTTACTGCCATATTATTTCTCCTTTCTTTTTAGTCTACTACCCCAAAGTAATGATTCTACAAAATTTAATGCTTTTGGATTCCAAGTTAATCCTAACCAATCAAGTGTTTCATATAATTGTTTAAAATCACCATCTACCATACGTTCTGGCCAAATCACCTTACAATTAAGTCCTTCCGTAATCATTTCTACAAATTGTTTTTCATATTCATGAACCATTTTTAACCAACCATCCCTACTTACATAGGCTTTCATATATCTTGTTTTTAAGCAAGATTCAATAATATCTCCTGTTCTCCTGCGAACAATTATCCATTTAGCATCAGGATATGCTTTATCCCATACCTTCCACATTTGAACCATTCTTGAATCTTTATACATCCATGCCCCTGTAGAATATCCTTGCTCACTTATTATTTTTTCAACCTTATCTTTCCAATTTACAACATCCATTATATATTTTGGAAAATCCTTTTGTGCATCCTCATCTGCCCCAACCACCTTTAAATAAGGTTTAACCAAATCTTCTCTTATTCTATCATTACAATACATTCCACGTTTAGACATTTCCCCACCAAAGGCACCACAAATATTTATAGTGGCAGCAACCATAGTGGCTCCACTTCTTGGAATACCAGTTATTAATATTGGTACTGTTTCCATTATTGAAATAATTGTTTAACCTGTTCTCTTTCCTTATCCTTTTCTATCTTAGGAATAATTCTAACCTTTTGATTATCATGTCTTCTATAAATAGCAACCATAGATGAACAATAACCTAATTTTAAACCAGCTTTTAAACATCTTAAATTAAACTCATATTCCTCCATTACATTTAATGTCTCATCCAATTTACCTACCTTATCAAATACTTCTTTACGATACATCATTGAGGCACTATGTAAAGTGTTTTTTCTTAATAAGTCTTTTAATGTAGGATGCAATAATATTGGAATATGAAAAGTCTTAGTTTTTCTTTGCCTACTTATTTCAATTACATTTCCATGAATAAAATCTACTCCTTGTTCTTCAATTGCTTTTACTGAATCAGTAATACCATTTGGAGTAAGCATATCATCTTCATGTAACCATTTAATATATTTTCCTTTTGCTTGAGATAATACTTTATTAAAATTTTCTGGCCAATTACCATATCCCTGACTTAATATTAATTGAACACCCTCTGGTACACTTAGAATAGCGTCTTTTAACCACCCTCGGTCTATATTGTAGGGTATTATTACAGTAACTAAGGGATCGTCGCTGACACCTGAGCATTCCCACGAATTTATGTACATATTAACCCAAGGTATATGCCCGGCCTCAAAGATGCGAGGTTTCCCATGAAAACAAATTAAATTAACACCCTGTGGTAGTTGATCTAATACTAAATCCCTTCTTGGTTTAAAATCCTTTATTGAAGAAGTAAGCCTTTGCCAAAAATTATCCACAACTAATACCTTCCTTAAAAAATGATCCATTCTAAAACCAGGAACTAAAGTATGTTTCATATCCCATACTTTTTTTATCTTATTAGAATTAGCAGGAAACCAAACAACAGGTGTTGCTATCTTTCCAGTTCCTTGCCAAAAATCCTCCAATACAATAACCTGAGAAGGATCTGTCACTAAATCAAATATATTTTCTACTGATGTAATAACTGCAGTATCCAAATCTAAATAAAGAAAAGGTCTGTATTGTTCCATCTCTGGCCTATATAAAAACATACGAGCCCAGGTTCCTGGTAAGTCTGTGGGTAAAGGAAGTATCTCAAGATTCCCTAAATTATAGGAAACACTTGCCTTATCCCAAAGTAATATAATTCTAGGACGTATTAAAGACTTCCATTTATTGTTGATATGCCAAACAATAAGTTCAACATCACGGAAACTAAAATCACCTCCTGATCTTAATAATAATACTATGGTTCTACTCTTCTCCATTCACTTGTTTATAAATCCATTTATAAGTTAATTCCATTCCTTTTACTAATGGATAGTTAGGTACCCAACCTAACTTTTCCATAATAAGTTTATTATTAGAATTTCTTCCTCTTACCCCCACTGGACCCGATATATGTTCAATGGTTAAATGTTTATTTCCTATTATCATTGCCATTCTTGCCAATTGATTAATAGTAACCAATTCATCAGAACCAATATTAAGAGGTTCAAATGATTGAGGAGCCTCCATTAATCTTCTTACTCCCTCTATACATTCATCAATGTAAAGGAATGATCTGGTTTGTTCTCCATCCCCCCATATCTCAATACTTTGATCTGCCTCCGCCACTTTACGACACATCGCTGCAGGTGCTTTTTCTCTTCCCCCTACCCAAGTTCCCTCTGGACCAAATATGTTATGAAACCTTGCTATACGAACATTCAATCCATAATTTCGTTGAGTTGCTAAATACAACCTCTCACTAAATACTTTCTCCCAACCATATTCACTATCTGGTTCCGCTGGATAAGCCGTATACTCTTCACAAGTATGATCATTTGGATCCCTTTGATTATATCCAGGGTACATACAAGCCGAACTTGAAAAGAACAATTTTCCTACCCCTACCTCCACAGCCCTCTTAGATATATTAAGATTAATGAGAGCTGAATTATGCATTATATCCGCATCATGTTCCCCTGTAAATACAAACCCTGCCCCACCCATATCTGCAGCAAGTTGATAAACCTCATCAAACCCTCCATTAAAAACTGTATCTACATTATTTAAATATCGTAAATCTTTAATATAAAAATCATCTGCCTCTGTCTTAGAAAACTCAGGATACTTTAAATCCGCACCCCTTACCCAGTACCCCTCAGACTTTAATCTTTTAACAAGATATGATCCAATAAAACCACCTGCTCCACAAACTAATGCTGTTTTCATAATGTAATATATTTAGAATTAATCCACCAATCTTCAAATTTATTAAATTGACCATCATCATCCATTACATCTCTATAAGCCAAAGTATATCCTTTTGATAAAAGTAATTCCCTCTGTGGTAATCTTTCTCTTTGATTAAATTCTTCACTTATATATAAATTATGTTCTATGGTAATTGCTTTAAACTCAAATCCTAAATCTAAGAGAGTTTTCATTATTTGATGATTAGAACCAATAGCATCAATATCTACACTTACATAATCTATTAACATAGGTAACCCTATGTTTAAAAAATTGTAAGAAAGAACATCAGCACATATAAATAAAGCATTTCTATTTACCCATTCTTTTTCTAAATCTGTTATATCAAAAGCAACACCTTCCCAACCTTGTTCTTCAAGAAGTAAAGTATTATTGATAACTTGAGGATCATTACATCCTAAATCCATAAAGAAACCTTTATATCCTTTTGGAAATAAGGATAGTATCCATTTATCTTGACCTACCTGAGAATATGTTTTTACCTTTTCCATATTATATTTTTTTAGCAACTCTATTCATACTATCAGTAGGACTTTTTTCAATTCTATAACCAGCCTGTGTAAGAACTTGATTTATTATGGTAGTTCCATTTACACCATAATCTTTTTTCTTATCACCATGCCTCTTAAAACAATCCTCAGGAAAATCCCAAGTTTCATATTCAATTTCCTTAATATTATATTTACTAAAATCAATGGATTTTATAATCTCCCCATCATAACCTTCCGTATCTATTGAAAGAAAATTAATTGTTCTAATAGCATATTTATCACATAAATCAGAAAAGGATACACCAGGAACTTTTAATTCTACTAATTCTTCCCCCCAATCATCCATAGGTAATATAGAAAAATTATTTGTTCCATATCCAACACCATTTATTGCTATCCCATTCTTATCAGTTTTTGGAATATATAGGGTAACAATTTCTTGTGATTTCTCTGTTATTGCTACATTCTGAACAATTAAATTTGGAACTCCTTTATAATTCTTACGAATAATATTATTCCAATCCTTATTAGGTTCAATAAGAATAACTAAATCAGGACGTTCTCTTCTTACTCTTATAAGAAAATCATCATCCCCTGTATTTGTTCCTATTTGAATATATACTATCATAATAAATTATCCTCCTTTAATAGTTTACCAAGTTCATCTTCTAACCATATATTATTATAACTATTCCCTATGGTACAATTCGTAAGTTTATCCTTTAAATCATTTAATCCCTCAAAGAAAATACAATCATCAAATTTAGCCTCCCTATCATAATATAATAAAGTATCCGATTTAACTTGATGTATTGGAATGGAATGAACCAGTAATATTTCATAAAATTTACCAACAAAAGCATTTGCATCCCCTAATGGTGAAAGTACAAATCTATAATTCCCAATCAAACGTAAATATTCTTCCCAAGTACGATGATCCGTCCTTTCTGGTATATCGATTGAAATACAACTCCTTAATTCTTTTATTAACTCTTTTCTCCAAGGATACATCACTCCACAAAACACAATAGCATCTTTCTTTTTATCTGCTATTGTTGTATAATTTTGATAATGCTGGGATAAACATACTCTAAACAATTTAGTATTTAATTTTTTACCATCCTCAACATCATAGGTGTAATGAATTAACCTGTTACATTTAGCTATTAACTTATACCTTTCAACAGATATGGGATGCAAAGAATTAAATATTTTTTCAACACTAAACAAGACCACTGTAATATTTAATTCATTACATCTGGTTATAAATCCAGGTATAGAATATATATCAATATGTGGACCATGATCTTGCCCACCAATAAATAAAATATCTATACTATATAAATCATTTATATTTCGTACTAATTTTACCCCTCCATACAAAAATATTAAAGCATGATAATAACTTCTAAACTGGGCGTGCTTAGTAAATTCTAAATCACATATAACTCCTACACTTTTCATATCATTGATTGTATTTTATTTTTCCAATAAGGAAACCATAACTTTTCTAAATTACAATTCATATTTTGGATTCTATCATACTCCTTTATTAAATACTCCTTTGTTACTTGCTTCCAATCATCTATAATAACCATTGGCATGTCCTCATAAAAAGAAGTCATTACAGACCTCTTTGTAATAGGAATACAGCCAAGATACCAAGCCTCCCACATCCTATGATTATCAAAACAATTACCCATTGGATTAAATACAAATTTAAAGGTAGCTAATAATTTATAAAATTGCTCATAAGTAGTTTTATCATAGGTAGTAACCCAAGGCATTGGTTTAAATGTATCATAAACTAATTGTCTTTCCTCCTTATTAGTATTCATACTATGATTCATCAAAACAAATCCAGTTCTTTCACTATTTTGTTTTCTTAACTTACTCATTATCTCCTTTTTCTGAGATTTCCACATTGAATTTTCTATACCTACTGGAAGTAACTCTATTCTTGGGTGGACCACATCTGGGTTAACAGTATATACCTTTATAATGTTAGGAGTTAATATATATGGTTCTTCTGCTATCTTAATACCATTAGCATAAGTGGATATCACCCCATCTTCTGTATGCTGATCTCCATTGTGATTTAATATTATAAATTTCTGAGGTAGTTTATTCAATATTCTGATTAATCTTGCTAAATACATTGTACAAGTATATACAATGTTAATACCATCAAATAAATTTGAAGGATCAAACGTGTTTGGATATTTGGCATAATCATCATCAGCCTTATTAACAGGTGAATATACAGAATCCGCTACTTTTACAAATTTTTCTCCTTGTATCCAATCCTCTCCAACAATAGGTATTTTTTGTTTTATCTTTACTCCATTCCAAGATTGTTCCCAATAATGTATTGCATAAGAACATTCCTTAATATATCGTTTACCATTAATATTTTTAAATCCTTTAAAATTATTTGGATAAGGATAGAAGTAATCAGGAGGAAAAGCTACTATTCCTTTTTGATATTCATTTACCACTTCAAAAAATATCTCCGTAAATAAATAAGAACTGGTTGCATTTAATATTCCTTTCTTTAAAATATCTGCCACTGTAACCTTATCAATCTCTTCTACTAATCTCTTAATAATAGGATGCCCTGGAATACATGCCATTAATCCAGGGTATACTTCAATTGAAGAGGGATACCCTACTGAAGTATAAAAATCAAGATGAGATAAACTCTGAAAACTCTGTAAACATTCAAAATCAGTATCAATATAAATACCACCATATTTATTAAGTATATGATATCTTAATATATCTGATTTTGGACCAGGATTAGTAATATCATTATATGCCTTACGATTTGGTAATTTTAATCCATCTACATCCTTATCTGTCCATAATCTATATGTATAATTAGGATTAAATTTTTTCCATGAATCTGCCCATTCTTTATATCCTTCAGGAAGTTCACTACCAAGCCATATTTGATGTATTATCTGTGGAATATTAGAATAGACTACTGGTTCAGTATGATGCCAATTCTTTTCATACAACTCCTCCAATAATTGCCATCTCCAATCTACCTTATAATTGATAGGCTCAAAATCGGAAATCCGATGCACCATAGTTTTAAAATCTTCTACTATCATATTTGTGCTATTAATATATCATCTTCAACTTCTCCAAATGTATAACTTATTCTATAATTTATATTTATTGAATAAATAAAAGACTCAATATCTTTTTGTGTATAAGGAAAAGAATTCCATTCTGCTTGTTTATTTCTTACTAAACGCATATCATCAATTAAAATAGTATGTTCTTTAATATGATGATTTGCTATAATTTTTAATTCATCCATCAAAACAATATACTCTAAAGTACCTCCTGCATTTCCACCACACCAATGAGCATCCAACCAAAAGGTACATTTCTCATCTATATTATTTAATATTTTAGGTAATATTGTTACAGAATTACCTAAATATAAATGAACATCTAATTCATTTAAAAACAACTTCTGACTTTGAATATAATAATACTCTGCTAATTCAATAGAATGTATCACTTTAAAATTAGCATTAAGTGCAGCAATAACTCCCACTCCACTAGATGTTCCAGTCTCAATGAAAATACGATTGTTTGTATATGGTTTAAAGTAATGTTTCATATTGACTTTTTTTTATGTATAAAGTATCCCCCCATTTAGCCCCTGTCATTTTAGTAATAAACCTAATGAAATTATATGAATTTAAATAAGAATCAACATCAATAAGTGAAGAATTTCCTTTAAAAACTTCCCCTGTATGTACTTCCACATAAATATAATCCATTAAAGTAATATAATCACCAAAACTTTTAAGTACATTTAATTCAACTCCTTCAACATCAACATTTAAAAAATTATAATCAGTTACTTTTCTTTTGGTTTCATTAAAAAATGAATCTAACCTTTTTAATTGTATTACCTGATCTTTTATATGCAAAACATCTGGATGAGAATCAGCGTGCGTTCCTAATCTTAAAATTGATGAACTTTGTCCTTTATTATTTGTAATATGAAGTATTGCTTTAGTAAGTGTATCATGAATACCAAAATTAAATACAAAATGATTTTCATACTTTTTTACATTATCCTCCAATATTGGTATTAACTCTTTATTAGGTTCAAACCAAAGAACCTTCGAAAACCCATTATTAACATACCAATATCTTTCTTCTCCAATATTAGCACCTACATGGATGGCTCCTTTAATTTTTGTTAGATACTGTTCAAAATTTTGAATTAACATAATCTTATATTGTTATCCAATTATCTTTAATCAAACCTCCACCCCTTAATTTTGTTTGCTCTTCTAAACTTTCTCTCCACTGAGAAGGATTAATAACAATTCCATCATCCCTTAATAATGCAGCCCATAAACTAAATGTACTATTAGCAATGATTTTATGCTTACATAATCTAAATATATCAAATGCTAAATAATCATCAAGATCAACAAATGTAGCATCCTTAAAATGTTCTCTACACCAAGGAAGATCATCACTAAATATAAATAACTTTCCTTCAACTTTTGACAGGGCTTTTACATAATAAACCATTGGTTCTAAGACATGCCCATTTATTCTTACATAATCCCCTCGACGTACATGAAGAGCTACCGTTTCTTGAGATATCACTTGTTCCTTATACATAATATACTCCTCAGTATAAACACTCGGCGAAAGGAGGTATTCAGCCTTTAATATGGATAATACCTGTTCTATGTATTTTAAATGTTGCCAATACCCCATAAAATTTGTATCCCTTGCTGTAAAAACTGTAGGATCAAAATTATAAAAATCATGCTCATGAATTACCGGTTGATTTAAAAAAGG